CCCTGCGTCGTTTGTGCAAACTACTGCCACTTTCCGCAGAAGCAGAGGAGCACATTGATCGCGATGTGGATATTGTTACCGAGCGCGACATAACTCCAAAACCAACCGCAAGCCTTGCGCTGCCATCAATGCAGGAGGTTGCAGCATGATTATCCTAGACGAACAAACATACCGCTCTCATCCGGCTGCTAATTTCAGCAGCCTAAAGACCATCCTCAAGTCCCCAAAGCATTATCAGTCATCGCTCAAAAAGACGTTTGAGCCAACGATTGAGATGACTATTGGAACCATCGTCCACGAAACTGTGCTCGAAGGTAAGCCATACGGACACATCGTTAGGCCAGCCGACATCGACCTGCGGACTAAAGAAGGTAAATCGTGGCGCGACAAACACGCTGGCATGACGATTCTCTCACAAGCTGAGCACTCTACAGTTGTCCGCACCGTTGAGGCTGTTCGCAATAGCCCCGACGCTCAATACATGCTCAACCTGTGCAAGCAGCGCGAAGTAGGCATTGTGAGCAATTACAAAGGCGTTGAGATCAAGGGGCGTCTGGACGCATACGGCCAGGATGAAAGTGGTAAGCCTATCATCGTTGACTTCAAAACAACGAGTGAAGCTGATCCTGAGTTGTGGGGCCGTAAGGCTTTCGGTCTGCGCTATATGATGCAGATGCAGTATTACAAGGCTTTGCTCTCGCTTGAGCTTGGCCTTGATGTGGAACCCGCCTATTTTTGGCTGGTTGCTGAGACAAATGAAGCCGCAGACGTGTGCATTTATCAGCCACCACCAGAGGCAATTGCCATTGGTCAAGCGCAGATGGACTACGCTGTCGAAACTTATAAGAAGTGCCTTGAAACCGGACAGTGGCAAGGATACGGTAAAGGAATCATCTCACTGGATGTCCCAATCTGGGAGCAAAAACGCTGGATAAAATAACACAACAATATGGCAAATAGCACAATCAATATCAGTTTTGATCTTCTCGCTCTTCAGGGCGCAAAGAAAATCACCGGAAAAGACGGCAAAGAGTATGTCGCAATCTGCATTCCAGAGAGCCGCATCAACGCACATGCAAATGGCAAGTGCTACCTATCAATGGACGTGAAAAGCAACCGTGATGGTGAAGACAAGTTTGGCAAAACTCACAGTGTATCTGAGAGCACCACCAAGGAAGAACGCCAAGCCAAAAAATACACTCCATTTATTGGCAACGGAAAGGAGTTCATCTTCGATGGTGGATCTCGTTCTGCTCCAAAAACAGCAACACCAGCGAGAGAGCATCCACTGATGAAGGACGAAGATACCACTGATATTCCCTGGTAATCTAAATCAACAAGCCCGTTGGCCGAGGGTTATATCGGCCATTTTTTATATGAAACTTACTATTGAGCCTACAATCAATCCTCCGCGAGAAGGCATACCATCACCAACGATCTCGATTGAGATCCCAGATGATGATATGACATGCCGAGCCACCATTATGGACCTCGTTTTTCCGCTTCTCAGTGCTGCATACCCAAGTAGCAACGTGCGTAATTATTTCAATACAGACGAAATCGACGTATGAATCCAAACAAAGAAAAGATCGCATTGTTTGACGATGCAATCGTCTATCACTCCTGCAAAGAAGAAATCAGCAAGACTGAATCCGAATGGATTGAGTGGGCTAGGATTCGCGTGATTGAATTAGAAATGGAGGGATAATGTGACTCTAAATTACCATGGAATCTTGCGACATTTCCCAAATGCCAGTCCCGATCTGCTCGCTTACAATTCCAAGCAAGTTACCATCATGGAACGAGATTCTAGGGATGCACCATTGGGCAAGAAAAAAGTTCAAGGATCAACTAGCCAAAGAATTCTTGTCCGTGTTACGAGCGTCCGCAAGCGACTCATTGACGAAGACAATTTGTGCGAAAAATACCATGTCGATTTATGCAGATACGCTGGAATCATATCTGGCGACGAAGCAAGCAAAACAAAAATTGAGACAATCCAACGCAAGGCAGAAAAAGGCGAAGAAGAGCAAGTGATTATTGATATTTTCTCTTGAAAAGCTAAACGCTTAGGTTATTATCATTATGAATGAAAACAAAAATCCAAACGCAGTTGAACTTGGAAGAAAAGGCGGCAGCGCAAAAAGTATGGCTAAGTCACAATCGTCTAAACTTAATGGCAAAAAGGGCGGAAGACCGAAAAAAAATGGTGGGAAATCAATTTGATAACCTTTTGGTTCTTGATCATCAATTTCAATATCTAAAAAACAAATGGCACTGCTTTTGTGCATGTAGTTGTGGAAACAAAAAATGGATAGGCATTGATGGGAAAAAGCTGAAGCAGAAAAGTTGCGGTTGCCTAAAAGGTAAAAATTCACCTGTAAAACACGGGCAATACAGAGGTGATATTGAATCAAAAACTCACATGGCTTGGAGATCTATGCTTAACAGATGTTATGGATCAAAACCTCAACATGTGAATTATCGCAAACGTGGTATTCAAGTGTGTAACCGTTGGAGATTTGGTGAAAATGGAGAAAGTCCGTTTGATCTGTTTTTTAAAGATGTTGGTCATCCTCCAGATTCATCTTACTCATTAGACAGAATCAATAATAATGGAAATTATGAGCCGTGCAACGTGAGATGGGCAACGGCAAAGCAACAAGCTGAGAATCGTTGTGACTCTAAATTTTTAACTTTAAATGGAGAGTCTAAACTGCTTACTCAATGGTGCCGTGAATTGAACTGGCCTCATTCTGTAATATGGAACAGAATCCAAAATGGATGGAGCGATGAAGAAATTTTAACAACACCAAAAGGTGTAAGAAGATGCCGGAGAACAATCAAATAATGCCAAACTCAAAACAACCATCCGCAGAATGCCGCCTTCACAATCAACTGGCTCGCACACTTAATGGAACGAAGGCATCCAAGGACGAGACTACTCAAGTTCTCATCCATCTGCTAGCCATTCAGATTGCCAGCTACGACCCATTGATGCGCGATGCAGTCTGGGAATGTGCTGTCGATACACTGGACGACATGGTTGAAGACATCGCAGCAGAGATCGACGCACACTTTATCAATAACTGAATATGAATACACCAGAGACAGATGCGGCTGAGAAAATGGCTTTCTCTCAAGAGTACATGGTTCCTACAGACTTTGCCCGCAAAATTGTACTAGAACGGAACAGTATCATCAAGAAATCTGCCGAATTGGAGATTAAATGCCTCAAAATAGGTGAGGTGATCACCGAGTTAAACCAACGCCTTCAAGATCGTCAGGAGAGCTTCCAGGCTCAAATAATCCGCATCGAGGAGATATGGCGTGGGAAGCTGGTTGAATCGCGCAAGGATGCAGACAGGCTTTACAATTGCCTGCTCGAAGCTCAATTTGGCGAAGCCTTGGACATTGCCTATGTGCAGAATGTGCTGGCACAACACGAAGAACTGGCCGCGATTGGGTAGTTTTTGTTGACGCTAATAACGACTTGTGTAAATTTATATGCCGCGTGGAAACGGCTAAAAACAAAGACAGTGTACTCTAAAACTAAATCCTCCCCACCTCTCAGGGCCGCCGTGTCTTTCGGTTTCCACCCCTGTTTGCGTGGGGAGGGCCGTTTTAGATTATGAATAAATTAAACGAACCGCAAAGAACATCGAATGGATTTCAGTATGTCGCATTTGATGACTTGTCTGAAAATAAGTGCATACTTGAACAAAGCTCAATCTGGCTTGGGGATGATAACGGAAAGGTTGGAGGTTCTGCTATTTGGTTAGGCGTTAACAACCCTAATCCAAAAATCTTGGCAAGGAATGCTGCCAAATTTGGAATCAAAACAGATGAAACTTGTGGATGGGTAAGTTATCCAATTCCAGAAGAGGTTAGCATAAGTACAAGAATTCACATTGATAGAGATCAGGTGAAGTGTTTAATTAGTCATCTTCAGAACTGGTTAAAAAATAGTGAATTTTGATCTATGAATTTTTCACTGTTAGATCAACTGATGGAAAAAACAGTGGCGTTTAAGCCGCTGTTAGCTCGAATGACAAATTCAGTAACGGCAGGGCTAATGTTAAGTCAGGCTTATTATTGGAGCAGTCGAACAAAAGACCCTAATGGGTGGTTTTATAAAACCCAAGAAGAGTGGGAGGTGGAAACCTGCTTGACTAGATATGAGCAGGAGGGCGCTCGCAAGATTTTGCGCGAGAAGTCATTTTGGGAGGAAAAGAGATGCGGAATACCCGCTCAACTCTACTACCGCATTAATCTTTCTGCTTTTTGGGCTTCGGCTACCGCTAGCGCCAATGAATATCAATTAACGTCCAGTATGCGGAAAAACCACATACTGGATTGTGGAGAACCAGCAATCCAGATTCCTGTTTTTCCCCAAACTACTATATGTACAGAGAGTACATCAGAGAATACACCATTACCGGCAATAAATGCCGGAGAGGTTTTGAGGCTTAATTCTTCAATGCCAATACCCAAAAGGCGCGGCAGACCTCCACTTCCAGCAGACCCCAGATTCCATCCATTCATCACCGCCTATTCAGATGGCTACATCAAGACATTTGGTGAAAAGTACTATTTCCAGCCAAAGGATGCCAAGCAGCTTCAAGGATTCCTCCGCATCTGCGATAAAGACATCCAAGAACTGATCCACATTGTTTCTTGGTGCTGGGAGCGATCAAAAGACAAGTTTTGCCCAGCTTTTGTTAGGGCATCTACAATTTTCGACTTTTGCCAAAATTGGCCGAAGATTATCGTGGAGGCTCAGAAACAACAATGACACAACCACCCACAACCGAGGATCTTCTAGCCTCTCTCAACAAGCAGCTTCCGTATGACGATGATACGGAGCAAGCGATCCTCTCATGCTTGCTTCAACGACCATCGCTGTGTGATGAAGCGCCCCATGCCGAGATCATGTATCATGAGGCAAATCGTATCATCCTCACAACAATTATCGGTCTATTCGCAGCAGGTAAGCCGATTGATCAAATCTCACTCACTCATGCTCTCAGAAATGCGAATAAGCTGACTATCGTTGGTGGACCTGCGTTCATCAGTGAGCTTTTCACACTGATTCCGTCTGCTTCTAATTATCAGTATTACCTAACCATCTTGCGGGACAAATTTGCGTTCCGCCAGATGATCGGTGCCATGGCTGCTGGTATTGCCCATTTGCAGGCGTTTCAAGAGGCCGATGGCGTTTCCGCTACTGATGCCATCCAGCACGTCACCAAGCTCGTCTGTGAGGCTGTAAACGATGATTCCAGCGCAGATTTGCCATGTCGTCAAATTGGAGAGCTTTTAACAGACGTTTTGAATGGAATCGAGGAGCGTTGCGCCAATCCAGGCAAGATTCCAGGCATCTCCACCGGCTTTGCTGGTTTCGATAAATACCTTGGTGGGTTAGAGGATGGACGACTAACTGTTATCGCCGGTGAATCCAGTGACGGTAAAAGCTGCCTTGCTCGTCAATTTGTGGAATCAGCATGCCTTCAGGATCATGTTGGCGTGATCTACACCTACGAGATGCGAGACACGGAAGAGGCTGGAAGATTGATTTGCTCACAAGCCGGTATTGATTCTAGTAATTTGAAACATGGGATGCTGACTCGTGTTGAGCATCAAAGCATTGGCGTCAAAACGATGCGTCTATCCAAGTGGCCGATTTCCATCGTGGATGTAGCTGGCAAGACCATTGAACAAATCTGCCGAGACATCGCTAGGCGCTCGAAGCGATTGAAGCAGGGGCAGAAATTGGTGGCTTCCATTGATTACATTCAACTCTGCCTGACATCCAAAACCAATGGTGGAAACCGTGAACGAGAAGTTGCACACATCACGGCCACAGCAAAGCAGTGTGCTAAAATGACTGGTGCTCACATTATCATGCCATCACAGCTTAATGAGGATGGAAAGGTTCGTGAGTCGCGAGCTATCGAGCAAGATTCAGATAATTTGATAATCATCCAAAAGCCCTTTGAAAAGCAGGCTAAGGCATGGGAGAAAAAGAAGGAGGATGAGCCGAATTACGAGAGGAACCTGTTTATCAAGAAAAACAGAAATGGAGAGAGGCTGAAAATCGTTAAGGCAACCCTTAATGGAAGGTTCTTCCGTTTTGATCCAGCAAGAGAAAATGAGTAATATGAAAAAACCATTCTATACACCAAACAGAAATGAGGAATTAGCTGCAAATATGGGATTCCGTATCACACCTGATGGAAAAACTATCACAAAACCAGACGGTTCGATTGTTG